GGGTTTTAAGAAGACTCACTGTTTGATCTACGGTGCCGACTTCGGCGCCTGTTGACTTTTCATACTCAGAAATATATCCGCCTGGAAGGTCAACGATTGCTAGTGCATCTGCGCGTTGTTCACATGTTTCAATCAAATGGTTAGTCAATGACTCGTTTGTGATACCGGGAATTGCTGCGAGGTTCATCTCGACAACTTCTGGATCTGATACTGAGTCGATTGCTCTCTTGATTGAGTTGAAAGCGTAACTGCTTGTTTCATCTTTGTCTGTGAGCAGTTCATTTGAGAGTGGATCACGATGAGTGATGTCCATTCCGTCGAAGCCGCCAACTAAAGGCATTGTGAACTGGTTAAAGCCAGCGTCGAGGACGTTTTCGAATCCAGCAGCCAAGCCGCCAGAAGGAACGTCTGGAGTAGGTCCACCAGCAGTGATGGACTCACCATCGGCACGTTCGCCAGTGGCGTACTTTGCTTGGTTTTGAACAATGCCTGTTGCAGAGCTTGAAACATAAGATATGTTATCCAAACTAAAAGTAAAAGTGTCTGCTTTGTAGGCAGCATCAATCAAGGGTAGCATGCGAGCCAAATCAGAGTAAGATCCTTCATAACGGGTGTTGCCGCTCTGTTCTGTAGTCAAACCGAAGTATGCTGCAGTTGGGTCAGAGAAGCCACCCGTGGAGGAGCTAACTCGAAGAGCCATCTGTGGGCCACTTAAAGAAAATGGGTTTGCAGCACCGGCACCACCTGTGATGAAGGTCGCGGCCGGTGCGTGAGGGATGCCTGGAAGCAAGAATGCGTTCAGTCCCGTTGCAGTGTTGATTGTCCCTGTTGCAGTAACATAAGTCTTAGGGCCTTTGAAACCGAAAGGAAGGAGGGAAGGCGTAATACCACCATTGTCTAGCAGTGAGGTATCAACATAAACGTATTTCGACTGGTTTTCGTAGTCACCAAACTCAGTAAAGCGACGGTCTGTGTCGCTCCAAGTGGCGTATTTGTTACCAATCTTAGCTCCAATATAGTTGGAGGAGTTGGGATTAAGGTTGCATCCTGTGAATGTTTCCAAAACCTGTTTTTTACCGTCAGTATCTCGCGCATCGCGAACTTCGACAGTGAAAGTACCAAACTCATTGAAATCAGGGTTTGTTGGGGCTGCGATGTCTGCGATGGAGATCTTAACATTAGAGTTAATCCATTCGCCACTGTCGAGGGCAACAAATTTAAATAATTCCTGCTGAGCTGAAGGATCGAAGGAGCCCGTTGGGCCGGTGTCCTGAGAGATCACCATGCCTGATTCTGCGGGTGCGGAATCTGTTCTTCTTGAATCAGCACCATTAAGACCAACGATGAAAGCCATGGCTTTTCCTTCGGCGGAGGCGGCGGTGCCTAAGACATCGTTGAGGTTTCTGTCGAAAGTCTCACCCAAAAAATACTCTATAGAAGAGTCATTGTCCGAACCGAGAAGTGTTGGATTGGTGTTGAATTGTTTTCTGATGTAGTTGTCGGAGTTGTTACCGAAGTTAAAAGATGCAGTCAACACTGCAACTTGATTTTTATCTTCAACAACTGCTTGAAATTGAAAGTTTGCGCCGTTACTCATAACGAGTTCGGAACCACCGGAGCCGGATGCGCCAACAACAGTGTCTCCTTGGCCAGTACCCTTGAGGCGGATTGAACCTTCGTCCAAATACCAGATAGCTGCGAGGGTGCCTGTTACATCTGTAGCGTCAGCAGAAGCTGATGGCATCACATATAGTCCGAAAGCGCCACCGTTGGTAAGTGCGACTGTTTTAGGAGAGTTTGCTGTCTCCCAACCTGCTGCACCTTCAACTGTAGGATCATCTTGACCGTCACCGAGGACGCGAACTACTGTTAGCGGCGAGCCGTTCTTCAACCATGCACGAGCTGCATAAGAAGCGTAAGTGGGGGAAGTGCGGTTGCCGTTTCTCCAAACGTCTTCGCTGTCACCACCTGGGATGGGATTACCGAAAATCTGTGTGAACTCCAAGAATGAGTTAACAGTAACTGGACGCAGGCCGGGGCCACGTTCGGTTCTACCAATAACGACAGGACCAACGTCTGCTCCTTCTCTTGGTAAAAGAGATTTATCAATCTCATTCATGAAAATACCGGGGGATACAAATCTAAATTTTTTAGCTGACATCTTTAATTTCTCCTCTTTGGGTGCGTGACTACTTAAAGGGCCGCAACACGACTATTATATACCATATTAATTAGTGTTTAATAGTTTCAAAAGCAGAAAAAGTCTTTTTTATGGATATTAAGTGGGTTTTTTCTATAAAAGATCGAAATCGTCTTCGTTGAGCATGGCTCTTTCTCGTGGGATTTTAATCTCGACTGCGTTTTCCCTTCGGACAACGGTGGGTTTCTCTTGATTAGATCCCTCGCCAACTAAGTAAGCTAAAACTCGAATGTTTATTTCAGTCTCATACATTCTCTCGTCTTCGCCCATGTTTTCAACATTACTATCGGAATTAAAAGAACCGTCCATGAATGCCTCGTAAACGTGGCCATCTTTTCTGATCTTGAAATAGTTGATGTTCCCGGTATATGTCATGAATGGCTGAATAAGATCGTTCATTTGCTGCTGATACTCTGTCCTGAGCTTGATAGAGTAGTTCGCGTTGATGGATACGGGAAAAGGAATAGATATTGTTTCATACACAATTTTTTTATTCTTCCTTGGGAAGTTTATTTGCCCTGTTTTCTTCTTCGCATCTGCATTTGCAAAATTTGCCGTCTTGCTCTGTTTGATCGGGCGAGTAATGGTAAAGGCGCCGCCTTTGGCATCTGGATTTGGTGGAATGTTAGCCCATGCGACACCTTTGTTTGTTGAGTCTTTTTCAAACCCAGATCTTTCCAGAGAAATTAGGGGTAATATGAGGGCGCCTTCTTTATCCCTCATCTCCTTGCTTCTCTTTGCCTGATATGCACGTTCTGCTGAAACCCAGATGACTGGAACCTTTTTGTATCCCCTGTTTGACAAGGTGTGAAGGTCCATATTCTCGTTTAACCATTCAAACATGGCGACATCAACCGTTTCAATTGTTGACGGCTCAAAAGTTATTACGTTTTCTTTTTTATTATCTGCCATTGTTAATCTCCAGAGTGTGCATGGAAAGTACTTGCAAACCAAATGCCACCTTCGTTAAAGTAATACTTGTTCTCATAAACGAATTCGCCAATTGGTGGGCTTCCGGTGCTACTTAAGTAAATAGCACGTCCAGCATAAGATGCCGCATTTTGATGCAAACCATTGAGAACGGCTCTATCCTCAGTGCGAGCACCATCGAGAGAAAGAATGTCGTTCATATCGGGAAAGACCGATGGTGGTGGTGATGGGGAAGAGTTTTGAGCGTCTGTGTTGTAAAAGTGTGACGGGTGCCAAACTCCACCTTCGTTGAAGTAGAACTTTGCGCCGAGACAGAATGGGCCAACAGGGTTGGTTTCGATGTTTGCAAGATAAAGTGTCTTTCCTGAGTATGCGACTGAATTGTTAGTGTATTCGACAAGTAAATCTCTGTTGGGGCCATCGCCGTCGTCTGTGAGAACGAAAATGCCTGAACCTGCAGTTGGCACAGGTGTAGAGCTGCCTCCGCCGGCGTTAGGCTCTTGCGCCATCGTTGTCCATTCGCCGTCTTGTCTAAACTTAAAACATCCGTGTGTATTGTCGTAAAGGATTGTGCCGTCTTGATAGTCATAACCATTCACATGATCCACACAAGGGACTGTTATTCCTTCGGCGCCGGGGGCATCGAAATTAAAAGTATTTGTGTTTCTATTGACCTCTATCTTATGGGTTCCGCCGAAAATGATAGATCCTGTGGAAATGTAGAGATCTCTAATTTGCTTGTCTGCAGAGCCAATATCATAAGCTGCGTCGGTGTCGGGCAAGTAATGTCCTCGTGCCTCAATTGCAGATGCGGTGAGGGTCGACACAAACATGGAGCCGGCTGATGTGTTTCCACGAGCAAGGACTGTTTCAAGAGTGTCTGTCTCGACGTAGTGGGATGCGGTAAGGGCGTTGGCGACGTAAGTAGCGGTGAGAGCATAAGATGCGCTAAGGATTGTGCCATCAATATTAGATGCAGAGATATATGATGCTGTCTGGGCAGTTTCGACGTAAGATGCGGTCTGGGCTGTCTCAACGTAGGATGCGGTGTGTGCAGTATCAACTGTTCCGAAGACGCTTTGCCCAGCGACATAAGATGCTGTGTGTGCGAAAGATGCACTTGCCACTGTTCCGTCGACGCCTGAAGCTGCGACATAAGATGCGGTTTTTGCGTTTGAAATGTTGCCCTTGAGATCGGCGGGTTCGCCGGCGACAGAGAAATCAAACAAATTCTCAGAAGGATCGATTGTTAGGGCATGTTGTTCGCCAAAGTGGATGGAGCCAGTAGAAATATAAAGATCACGGATTTTGCGGTCGGATGAACCCAAGTCGAAGGCGACATCTACAGCTGGAATTATGTTTCCTGAGAATTCTATTCCCGAAGAGGATATATGTTGAACACTTATTGAACTTGTCAGCCCTATTTCTATCTCGTTTGTGGTGGGAGTCAACACAATGTTGTCTCCTGCGACAAGGGTCTTCATGTTGAATTGGATATCTGTTTTATTTTTGAATACCCCTTCGCCGTTGCCGACGTTAGCCATGGTGTTATCTACGCCGTCGGGAATCACGAGGTTTGCGTTATCACATGCGGTTACGGAATCTAGATCAAACTCATTAACGGTTCCTTCTACTTCAGAAAGCCGGAAGGTTCCTTCTCGGGCTCGAATACAGCTTGCGATGACTTCGTACTTCTCATCAACCTTACCAAACAGCAGTCTCGGCTGTCCTACTTTTACAATTTCATAGAGAATCTTGCCGTAAAGGACGAAATCACCCTCTCTAACGAATAGGTTCTGATCTTCGGTGAGTCTCTTCTTGTGGAACTTGACGTCAATAACGGATTTCTTATCAATACCGAAGTTTGTCGTTGTTGTTTCGCTACCTTTCCATTCTACCGCTGCAAAAACATGCACTGGTGGTAGGAATGTCTTGTTTATCGACTCCCCATAAAGTGGGTGAAAGTCAGAATTACCCAATGAGACGGGAAAATAGACAACTTGCTGGCCTACGACTCTTTCAAGAATTTCGTCGCCAACCTGTTTTACCAGATTCGTCTCTTTTTTACCTGTGAATAGTGGTGGCGGAGGGGTGCCGGGGCGTTCATATGCATCAGTGCATGGTTGGGTTCCCGAACCACCTGCTGCAGTGGTATCTCCGGCCAATACTTTCAATTCATGGATAGGATCGCATGCTGCTGGTTCTGTATATCGAGGATCATCTTCTTCTGGGTTAGGATACGCATCTGAAGGGAAGGTGCCGTCTCTTGCTCGAACGCACTTGGCGGAAATCTCGACCATTGTGTCTGGCTGTCCGAACAGCTGTTTTGGTTGACCCAAGCCAACGATCTCATACTTCTGTTCGCCATACTGAATGAAATCTCCTTCTCTAACAAAGAGGTTTTGGTCTTCTGTGAGGCGCCTTTTGTGAAAATGGATCGTGACTGACGACTTCTTGTCTATTCCGAAGCCTGTTGTAGTGGTTTCTTCGCCTTCCCATTCTGCTAATACATCGACGTGAATCGGAGGGAGGTATGTTTTGTTTATTGCCTCCCCATAAAGTGGGTGAAAGTCGGAGTGTGAGATGCTAATCGGATAATAGAGTACGGACGTGCCAACTACTCTTTCGATCACCTCGTCCGTCACCTGTTTTACGAGGTCTTTTTCTTTCTTTCCCGTAAAAAGAGGTGGTGGGGGTGCTGCTGGTTGTTCCCATTTGTTGTCGTTATCAGACACTTAGCACCCTCCTACCCTACAAAGATATTTAAAGGGATCTTCTGCTGAATCCTATTGACGTTTTCAACCAACTCGGCGTCGCCGGCCATCAACTGATCGTAAGTCATCGCATCCAAGATTTCCTTCAGTTCTTCTCTAAGCTTGTCCTGCTCCTCTCTCGCTTGAGATGCTAATTGTTCACCATTGAGTGTGACTGATTCGCCTGGAATTGGAATTGTTGCAAATTTGCTTCTAGTAAGGCCAAGAGTCTCTTTACTCAACGATAGGCAGAATCTTCTAATCCATTGCTTGCCGATGCTGTTAATGTTCGCATAGGGCACGTTATCAAAGGGAAGAGTGTTGATATTGTTGATACCGTCGAGGCCGATGTTGGTTGTTCCGTCGCCTTCCCAGCTATTTCCTGGGATGGTGAATTCAAACCACATCTTATCAATATTGTATTGAGATGGTTCTGGGAAGATCCTGAGATTGTTGTTTCTCAACTCATAAGAGCAGTGAGATGTTCTAGTATAGAGAGCATCCTCATATGCCATCGCTTGAAGCTTGTTTTCCCAGACTGGCACAACTTGGAATGTGCTATCGTCTGCATACTGTCCGTATGTGCTTAGGTTGCCGATCATGTTGAGGCCGCCTTGGTATCCAAAGAATCTCCACATCACCTGCGGAGTCTTGTAAAACACCTTCTTAATTAAGATTTTTTTATTATCTACACTCCCGCTAAATGTGGAGTTGTCCATGATTATTTCCTGCAAATTGTAGTCCTGAGTCCTGTCTTTAATATCGAAGGATGCGGAATACACGGTAGTGCTACCGCCGACGTTAGCTTCCTCGGAAATACCATCTGCAACACGTCGAGCATATGCGTAATCAAAGAGGGGATATTTTAATCCGACATGGGAACCACTAAGAGAATCTTTAAGTTCGCCATCCTTCATCTCACCTCGATGGTCAAATGTTCCGGTTGTGCCACCGAGGACATCCGATAGGATATTCTTCGACTGGTGGATGTTTACGAGATAGGAATATTCCAAGCACGACTCTTCATAGGCGGCATAAACACTCTCTTCTCGGAGTTCAATATCAAGGACATCGCCGCCGAGCTTTCGATAAGTATAAGTGATCTGATCTAGTGCACCGGAAACGAAGTCGTCAGTGGCATATACTTTTGTTGCAAGTGAAGTCAGAACGATGTCCTTAGTTCCCGTAACTGGGAGGACTGAGACGCTGGAATTGCTTTTTGGGGTTAAAACTGGAAGAGCCATTAAGATCACCTCATGAGATATTATAATTCATTTAGTAAGTAGTATATTTTTCAAGTAAAGGAAGTACAAATAAAAAACCCGCCACAAGGACGGGTTCTTCATATATTATGTATTGGTTGGGATTAGCCGAGTAAATCTTCAACGATAACCAAACCGTACATGTCAGGACGTACCATTTTCTTCGCGTAGCGAGTCATCACACCCTTTCTAGGTACGAAGTCTTCAGGTCCGAAGATGGTAGGAGTGACTTGTAGTGGCACATATGGGGAGTAAACATAACCGCTTTCGAGGAAGTTACTACCTTTACGGCCAACTAAGATCACGTTACGAGGGAAGTAAGGATCGACGTGAACGTCCCACTTACCACTCAAAGTACCGACATTGACTGCACCAGCAGTTCCTTTGTCGTCATCATGAGTTACTTTAGCACGGAAACCGGCTGTGAACTCAAGGATGTTAGCAGCTTCTGGGGAACAAACCAAGAAGGTCGCTCCGCCGCGAAGTACTTTGCGGTGAATCTGAGCAGATACGTCATTGATGGTTTCGAGAAGAGTCTCATACCATTCGCTAACGGTCCCTGTGAAGTCAGCAGCTGGATCAGCCAAAACCACTCCACTGTCGCGATTCAAGAATTTACCAGGACGACGTGACCAGTAATAAGTACCAGCTAGGGCGCCTTTAACCAAGTCATTTAAGATTTCTTGGTCGATTTCGAGAGCAATTTGCTCGGAGAGAATGCTTGTCAATTCAACTTCGGCGTCGAGGTTGTGATAAGCGTTCAAGTCCTGACCCAATTCAGGGCTCCACTTTGCTTTCAATTTCTTGGTTACTGCCGTAACAGCAACACTGTCAACTTTGATGTCGATTTCTGGAATGTAACCAACGTTTTGACCTGCGAATTCACCATTGTCTGGCTCTGCGCCGGCACCTTCAAGACCCCAAGGCTCTTCGCCAACGATTGCACCCATGGAGGTTGCGGAGTTTGCGAATGCGTCCTTTAAAGGATATGAACATGTAAGGTCAGCAGTAGGCGAAGTCAAAACAGCACCTGTCATGTTTACGATAGTGAGTGTTAAGTCGTCACCACTGATGGTTGTCAAGCGGCGAACCAACTTGTCTCCAGTGACCAATCCACCAGCAGTACTAATATTAACAGCAATCAAGTTGTCAAGATTCATGCTTGCTTTTTCAGCTGCAACATCAAGAGTAACTTGGATAGCTTGTGCGTCTGTGTCTGCCAATAAATCAGGGTCAAAGCGAAGTGCTTTAAGGACAGCCTCTGATGCGCCGCTGATTACAGTGGTAGTCGCGATGTCGCCTGCTACTGCAGTTGCGTCAGCTGAACCAGTTGGTGAAGCATAACCACTTTGCAAGTTGTAAAAACCGCCACCGTCTTCAGTGAGGTCGTCTGCGCCTGTGGTAGCAATTTCTTTACCAACAACGCCGCCGCCATACACGGAGTCGCCTTTAGTCAAACCGTTACGGGTATTGGTCAAAGTGAAATCCATGAAGAAGATCAAGCCGGAAGGCAAGCTCATAGGCTGAACGGATACTAAATCGTTAGCAATCAATCCACCGAATACACGACGAACGATTGGGAATGCAACTGCTGCAAAACCTTCAACATCGCCAGCGGCCATGGATGAAGCTTCACGAAGAAGTTCTTTTGCTTGGTTTTCGAGTAAGCGACTCATATAATTTTTATCTCGGTCGTTGCCAAGACCTTCCAAAAGACCAGTTTGCTCCCACTTATTAAGTAAAGCAGCTCCGTCTTTGGAGAGATCACGATCAACAATACCTTCTGTTAATTTTTGTAATACTGACATTGTAAATGTCTCCTTGTAGTTAGATTATTTAATCCCCGCCAGAAGTTTCCAACGGCTTTCGTGAGGATTAACATTTTTTGTTTCTTTTCGTCGAGGCATTTTCATCGACGTATTGTTGCTAACTACTTCGCTTAGTGATTCAGGTCGTCCTTGCCTCTTTGTGGACACCACTGTGCTTTGAAGTGTGTCGAATACAGTCTTTGCATGCTCAACTGACTTTGTTTCACGAAGTGCCTCGACAGCAATTTGCTTCTGTCGCTCATTCAAGGAGTCGGCCTTTAATACTTCATTAGTATAAAGCAGTTTAGCGTTTTGAAGACTGAGTTCTTCCAACGTCGTTGCGAGCTTCTGAATTGCTTCTTTTTGCTCTTTCATTCCAGACACCATTTTATTGTTGTCTGCTTTGAAATTATCATTTTGCTCTTGGAGGGCTTTGATAGTTTCTAAAAGTTCGTTTGTTTTTCCTGCGATCTTTGCAAGATCTGCAGATTCGGCTATGGGTTGTTTTTCTTCGTAGACTTCTTCTTTTTCGGGGCTGCCACAATCTTCTTCGAGAGATACTTCTTCGACGGTTTCGTTTTCTTCGAGAGTTTCTTCTTGTTCGCCAAGAAGTTCTGCAACAACAGCAGCGAGTTCATCTTCCTCAAGGGGAAGTTCTTCTTCTAACGGGGCAGCGTTATCCATCGCGAGTTCAGTGGGCTCTAGCTCGCCTTCTTCAGCATCAATTGCTGGCTCGGTATCAGAAACGAGGGCTGCAAGGCCAGGTAAGTCTAAAACAACGTCTACTGGTTCGTGTTCATCAGGACAGGCGCAAGCTTTTTCACCAGCGGTGGCGCCTAGTGGTAAACCCATGGCGGTGGGATCTTCAACAGCTTCAGGTTCTCCCATCGCCGTCGGGTCAGCTGGTAGAGGCTCTTCGTCGCCAAGATCTAATTCGTCTTCCTCTGCTTCGAGGATACTTTCCATAACCTTCTTCACTTCGGGCGCGTATTTCTCGACGATTTCTGCTTCCGCGTTCTTTAAAGCAGCTTCTTTAAGTGCTTTAGCATCAATTATTGCTTGTTCCAACATTTTAGACATGGTGTTACTCCCTATAAAATCTTTGTTTTAGAGCCTAGATGGGTCTTTTATCTAAAGTAATTAGTGTTTACATTCCGTAAACACCATTTTTTCACATGAAAACACTTTAATGGGTAAATAATAACACACTACACTATTATTGTTAAGTTATTGTTTTTGTTTCATTCTCCTGCAAAATAAGAAAAGGCGCCCACCAGGGGCGCCAATTCAATATATTCTTTAAAAGAAAATTATAAGAAAATCTTATGTATTTTCTGTATGGAATACGGATGCGAACCAAGTGCCGTCTTCACAGAAGTACCACTTATCGCCTTCTGGGAATCCAGCTAGGCCGTTGTTAGGATCAACATCGTAGTCTGCGCCAGTGTAATAAAACATCATACCGTCGAAGTCACCGTTTAAGATTGCGTCGTTGTCGTCGTAATTTGCAGCAGTTACGCCAGCAGCGTCGAGGCTACCAACTTGAACTGATTTGCTTACAACGAGATCACTCATCATAGCCATGCCACTAAGAGTCATGGTAGTTCCATCAGCACTTAGGGAGTGAACTTGGGTAGTGAAGGCCGCTATTGATTGGTCGATAATCGCTTGGTTGGCCGCTTGGGCTGCGACAATACTAGCTTCTTCAGCAATTGCACGAGCTGTTTCAGCAGCAAGATCAGCGTCAGCGTCAGCTTCATTCTGATCTACATCAGCTTGAAGTGCAGCTTCAGCAGCAGTTGCACGAGAAACTTCAGCAGCGAGTTCGCTGTTGTGTGTTCCGAGAGCAGCTGTGATTGCAGCAGACAAGCTACTATCTGCAGCTGTATAAGCAGCAACGATTTCAGTCAAGGAATCAACAGCGTTGACGTCGACGTTTGATTGAATGTATGAAATATCTGCAGCAAGAGCTTTTTCAGCAGCTTCTGCACGAGCAACTTCAGTACTCAAGCCAGCAGTCAAAACGCCTTCAGCAGCAGTTGCACGAGCAACTTCAGTAGCCAAGTCGCTAGTCAAGCCAGCTTCAGCAGCAGTTGCACGAGCAACTTCAGTAGCCAAGTCAGCACCCAAAACGCCTTCAGCAGCTTTTGCACGAGCAATTTCAGTAGCCAAGTCGCTAGTCAAGCCAGCTTCAGCAGCAGTTGCGCGAGCAACTTCAGTAGCCAAGTCAGCAGTCAAAACACCTTCAGCAGCGCTTGCACGAGCTGTTTCAGCAGCAAGAGTAGCGTCAGCGTCAGCTTCATTCTGATCTACATCAGCTTGAAGTGCAGCCACATCTGCGTTCCATGCCGCGACGTGATTTGAGAAACTTGTGTTTAATGATGCGATAGACGCATCGAAATCAGCTTCATTCTGATCTACATCAGCTTGAAGTGCAGCGAGTGCAGCGTCAGCGTCAATTTCATTCTGATCTACGTCAGCTTGAATTGCAGCTTCTGCAAGCATTGCACGAGAAACTTCAGCAGCCAAGTCATTGGTCAAAACCAATTCAGCAGCAAGAGCACGGGTGTTTTCGGCTGTGATGTCTTGTGAAAGACCAGCTTCTGCGGCAGCAGCGCGAACAGCTTCGCTGGCTAGATCGGCAGCCATAGCTGCTTCGATACTATCAACGTCGCTTTGAACAGCAGCAACTTCAGCGTCAGCGTCAATTTCATTCTGATCTACGTCAGCTTGAATTGCAGCTTCTGCAGCAAGTGAGGCAGCAGCTTGAGCAGCCAAGGCATTGGTCAAGGCCAATTCGGCAGCTATTGCGCGTGTGGCTTCTGCAGCGGTTGCAGTAGCAGCGTCAGTCTTATTCTGAGCCATGTCGCCAGACAAACCAGCTTCTGCAGCTTGAGCGCGAGCAGTTTCAGTAGCGAGTTCACTGTTGTGTGTAGCCAAGTTTGCAGCGATTGCAGCAGACAAGTTACTATCTGCAGCTGTGTATGCAGTAACAATTTCACTCAATGAATCGATAGCAGCGCCGTCGACGTTTGAGATCATGCTGTTGATGCTTGATTGAAGACCAGCTTCAGCAGCACCTGCACGAGCAGTTTCAGTAGCCAAGTCGCTAGTCAAGCCAGCTTCTGCAGCAGTTGCACGAGTTGCTTCAGCAGCGATTGCAGTAGCGTTTACGCCTTCTGCAGCAGTTGCACGAGTAACTTCAGCAGCGATTGCAGTAGCATTTGCAGCTTCAGCAGCAGCTGCACGAGTTGCTTCTGCAGCGATTGCAGCAGCATTTGCAGCTTCAGCAGCACCTGCACGAGCAGTTTCAGTAGCCATTGCAGCGTCAGCGTCAATTTCATTCTGATCTACGTCAGCTTGAATTGCAGCTTCAGCAGCACTTGCACGAGCAGCTTCTGCAGCGATTGCAGTAGCGTTAGCAGCTTCAGCAGCAGTTGCACGAGTTTCTTCAGCAGCGATTGCAGCAGCATTCACGCCTTCAGCAGCACCTGCACGAGCAATTTCAGTAGCCAAGTCGCTAGTCAAGCCAGCTTCAGCAGCAGTTGCGCGAGTTGCTTCTGCAGCGATTGCAGTAGCGTTTACGCCTTCTGCAAGACCTGCACGAGTTGCTTCAGCAGCGATTGCAGTAGCGTTTACGCCTTCTGCAAGACCTGCGCGAGCAACTTCAGTAGCCAAGTCGGCAGTCAAAGATGCTTCTGCGGCAGCAGCACGAGCTGCTTCAGCAGCAACGTCTGCAGTGTTAGCAGCAGTGATAGCATTTATTGTTGTTGCAAGGTCATCGCTTGCATGTCCAGCTACGCCGTCGACGTAAACTGCACCTTTTAGATCAACTCTTTTTCCATCTTTACCGATGAGAGCGTCACCATCATCCAGTAATTTATGTACTGGATTTGTTGTATCTGAGCCGTGATAAACGGCTATACCTTTTTTAATAGTCATAATTTATATCCCTCCAAGGATTATAATAGTTGTCTTACAGGGCAACTCCTATGTGTCCACGAGTGGTGGGCTTCTTGGAGTGAAAAGCATGTACCGGTTACACACTTTTCAGGGGGTAATTAGAGAGAACATAGAGGAATGTCTGAAGTATTTTTATTTATTATGTTCCCGCGAAATAGGGGGCATAAATAAGAAAGATCCAAAAAGAAAAGCACCCCACGAGGGGGTGCTTTGAGTAAGAGAAGAACTATTAAAAGTTCTAAGTCTTAGTTTAATTCAATATTAAGTCAACTCACCGGTGATTGGATCAAAAGTCATAATTGCAGAACCGTCTGCAGAAACTGTTGTTCCGGACCAGGAAACTGTGAATGTTTGGAACTGTCCCAAAGAATACTTATAGCCAGCTAAGGAATACGTTGTGAACGCAGTTGAACCGTCTGATTTAAGTATTTCTAATGTATATGCGCCGTCACCCCAGTCGTCGGACATCTGCCAAGTGGTAGATCCCTCTGCGGTGAAGCCAAACCAATTTTCACTCGTTCCGGAGTGGTTGGCTTGTTGTCCGCCGATACCGTATGAAGTCGGAGCAAACATTGTTGTTCCGTCAGCGATAAGGACAGCTTCAGTGCCGTAACCCGCCGTTGGCGTAATTCTTACTGCGAATCCAGGCATTGGTGGGTTAGCGATGTTGTTCAATGCATCCATCAAGTCATCAAAAGCCGGTGGGGCATATTGAGCGTCAACAAGTGCAAACAAAGTGGTCGGGTCGCCACCGCCGGTGAGATTAAAAATCTCGGCGTTGATTGCATCTTGATGTCCCTGCGCCAAGGCTTCGTCACTACCGCCGCCATCAACGAATGCCTGTGCCGCGTCAATAGCCGCGAAAAGCACAGTTGTATCATATGAAGGAGGTGCAACATAGAATGGTGAACCATACCACGCGCCATCTTCACAGAAGTAGTGTTTATTTGCGACTGGGAAGTCTGCAGTAGGCGCTCCGGTGTGATAGAACATTGTTCCATCAAGAGTACCACCAGCGAGTGTTGCTGCGTCCGTATAGGATGCAGGAAGAGCTGCCGAATCTTGGTATCCTTTAATGTGCAACGCATTAGAGACAACAACAGAGTCTGCTGTCATTGAGTCTAATCCTGGATGGCTAATTCCCCATCCTGCATTCGACCACGCTTCACCGAAATTGGTGCCATCGCCGACAGCGCCATTTGGGGCATTGAAAGCATCAGTTTGGGGATACCAAGTGTTGTTCTTCCACGCTACAAAGTCATTGTACATGGCGCCATTGGTGGCGACCAAGGCGGCTTCGGCAGCAATAGAAGCAGCAGTTTGAGCAGCAATTGCAGCGTCGAAGTCAGCTTCATTCTGATCTTCATCAGCTTGAATGGTCGCGATTGCAGCAAGTGAGTCTGCAGTTTGAGCAGCGAGCTCAGCGTTATGCTCAGTGAGCATATCAGCGAGATCAGAAGCCTGCGAAGCAGACATTGCATTCATTGCGTCAACAATTTCCTTCATGGAACCCGCAATAGCTGGATTGGAAACGTCCATAAGGACATTAACGTCAGCTTCAATTGCAGCTTCAGCAGCAGTTGCAGCAGCAACTTGTGTTGCTAAGTCATTGGTCAAGACCAATTCAGCAGCAGTTGCAGCAGCAGTTTGAGCAGCGAGGTTCGCAGTCAAAACGCCTTCTGCAGCAGTTGCATCAGCAACTTGTGTTGCTAAGTCAGCAGTCAAAACGCCTTCTGCAGCAGTTGCACGAGCAACTTCAGTACTCAAGTCAGCAGTCAAAACGCCTTCTGCAAGCATTGCAGCAGCAGTTTGAGCAGCTAAATCTGATGTTAAAACACCTTCAGCAGCAATTGAAGCAGCAGTTTGAGCAGCCGCGGCTAAATCAAAAGCAGCTTCGTTAGCGTCTTCATCAGCTTGAACTACAGCAAGAGCAGCAACCTCAGCGGCGTCGTTGGCCGCAACAGAAGCGTCAAAAGCAGCAAGAGTAGCGTCATTTTCGGATTCATTCAAATCTTCATCAGCCTGAAGTGCAGCAGCAGATGTGTCAAAGTCAGATTCATTCTGATTTACATCAGTTTGAATTGCAGCTTCAGCCTGTAATGCGCGGTCGTATTCGCCCATATCTTCAGGCCCTGTGTAGCCTTCGTTGAAGATATCCATTGCAAGCTGTTGTTCAACCGCTAAAGCGCGATCTCTTTCAGCTCGGCGAGCCGTATCGATTGCATTTTCTGCAGTAGTTGCGCGAAGTTCTTCTGCGTCGACAGCGGTGTTTGCAGCTGTTTGATTTGCCTTCATATCAGCCAAGACAGCAGCGATTCCTGCGTCAAAGTCAGCTTCATTCTGATCTACATCAGCTTGAAGTGCAGCTTCTGCAGCAGTTGCACGAGCAACTTCAGCAGCCAAGTTTGAAGTCAAAGTAGCTTCAGCAACCTGTGCAGCACTGGAACGAGCAACAATTGCAGCGTCGGAAGTAGCTTCGTTAGCGTCTTCAGTTGCCTGAAGAGCGGCGATTCTAGCAATACCATCAGCAGTTGCAGCTATTCTATCAGCGTCATGCTCATTGAGCATTGCAAGATTTTCAGCTGTTACAGCAGCATCTGCGCTGTTGATTGCTGAGACAACATCTTGGAATGTTCCAATAGTTGTAGGATCGTTAAGAACGTCTGTGATGGTATTCAATTGTGATTGAAGACCAGATTCGGCGTTCTGAGAAGCAGTGGACTGAGCAGCAATGCTTGTGCCCAGAGCAGCTTCAGCAGCTTCAGCAGCTGCCTTTTGTGTTGCTAAACCAGCAGCGTTAGCAGCTTCAGCAGCTTCAGCAGCTGCCTTTTGTGTTGCTAAAACAGCAGTGTTAGCAGCTTCAGCAGCTTCAGCAGCTGCCTTTTGTGTTGCTAAACCAGCAGCGTTAGCAGCTTCAGCAACCTGTGCAGCACTGGAACGAGCAACCATTGCAGCGTCGAAATCACTTTCGTTCTTATCTACATCAGCTTGAGTTGCAGCTTCTGCAGCGGTTGCAGCAGCATTACGAGCTGTGATTGCAGCAGTATTAACACCTTCTGCGGCGGCTGCACGAGCAGCTTCAGTAGAAATTGCGTTTGCATTGGTTGTCTCTGCACCACCAGCGCGAATTTGTTCGAGTCCGATGTTTGTGTTCAGAGCAGCTTCTGCAGCTTGTGCAGCAGCTTTTTGTGTTGCTAAATCAGCAGTGTTAGCAGCTTCTGCAGCTTCAGCAGCAGCTTTTTGTGTTGCTAAGTCAGCAGTGTTAGCGTCTTCAGCAGTGCCTGCGCGAGCTGTCTCTGCAGTGATTGCTAGTCCAAGAGCAACTTCAGCAGCAGTGGAAGCAGCAGTTTGAGCAGCCATTGCAGCAGCGTCAGCTGTCGCTTGGTCATTGATAGTGGTTGCTAGATCTTTATCTGCATGTCCTGTTACACCATCAATATATACAGAACCTTTTAGATCAATTCTTTGATCAACTCCCTGTCCGTCTCCACCGACAAGAACGTCTCCGTCGTCTTTCATAGAGTGCACGACGGTTGTGCCGTTTAATACGGCTATACCTTTTTTAATAGTCATAATTTATATCCCTCCAAGGATTATAATAGTTTGTTCTTTTGCACCGCCCTGTAAAGAATGCAAAATTTAAGTTTTTCTCTGTGATCGCCCTGTAAAAAAATCACAAATAGAGAGTGGTTGTATTCGAAAATACGCACACTCTCGTGACGGTAAATAGCTCTTAATGTTGTGGAAATCTAATCTATTTTTATTTATTTTGTTCCCCGAAAATGAGGGGTAATAATAAGAAAGATCTAAAAAGAAATAGCAAAGGCACCCCTGTTAAGAGGTGCCTTGGTAAGTTATAGATTGCTTAGAATCTAAACTGTTATGGCAGTGTGACTGCCTTGATGATCATCGGTGCATTATGAATGTGAACCGTAGTAACACTGTCAACATTCGACTTCAAGTGAAGTTGATAAGTGTATGATTGTCCGGCAGTCAATCCTGAGATATTATATTCTACAGTCTGTGTTGCGTTATCAGATGGTACACATTGCCAGACTTGTCTGGATGATAGTGTAATTCCTGCTGAATCGACAACATACGCTGATGTTCCTTGATCGTAAACACCAGCTGAAACAACAGCTCCGTTTGGTTCTGCTGCGGGTAATCCTGCGAGGAGCATTGTTGCAGAGAACTTTATCTTGCCGTTTGCAGGAGCAGTAAAGGTCACTTCATGAGAAGAATGTTTCTGCTGCTCTGTCGTTGTGAGATACCAATATCCTGTTCCGTTACTATTGGAAGAGGAGTGCAGGTATGTTTCCGCGATGGACAAGCCGCCGAGAGCATCGATGTTGTTTTGCAGTGCGAGTTCTGCTGCTGTTGCACGAGTTTCCTCGGCAGTGATTGCAGTTGCGTTTGCACCTTCTGTAAACATTGCACGAGTTTCCTCGGCAGTGATTGCAGCTGCGTTTGTTTGCTCTGCTGCTGTTGCACGAGTTTCCTCGGCAGTGATTGCAGCTGCGTTTGCACCTTCTGCTGCAGTTGCACGAGTTTCCTCGGCAGTGATTGCAGTTGCGTTTGCACCTTCTGCTGCTGTTGCACGAGTTTCCTCGGCAGTGATTGCAGTTGCGTTTGTTTGCTCTGCTGCAATTGCACGAGTTTCCTCGGCAGTGATTGCAGTTGCGTTTGCTGCTTCTGCTGCAGCTGCACGAGTTTCCTCGGCAGTGATTGCAGCTGCATTTGTTTGCTCTGCTGCTGTTGCACGAGTTTCCTCGGCAGTGATTGCAGCTGCATTTGTTTGCTCTGCTGCCCTAGCACGAGTTTCCTCGGCA